GCCAGCAGCAGGTGCCGCCGTTTCGGGTTCTTTCCCCCCTTGCGCTTCTGCAGGGGCAGCGATTACTGGTTGCGTTCCAGCAGGAACTTCTGCAGGTGCAGCGGCCTCTTTTGGCGTTTCAACCAGTGTCCCTGTGGCATCATAATTAGCATCCGGAGTTGTGAAGTAATTACTCATGAACTAGTTTGTGTTATGAATTAGTTTACATTGTAAACCAAATTTGTACAAAAATATAATATTTTTTTATTACACCTAATTATTCTGCATCCCTATCCGGCTCCGCCAATTCCCGCTCATCATACGCATTGTGAACTACGATGATATCGCCATTTTTTGCCTCAATCTCTACACTTGGACGGCATTCACAGGTAGAACTCTTTTCGTGTTCTTTTAAATCATTAGTAGGTATAATATGCCATATAGCCATACTATTATTTTATTTCCGGCCAATCCCAGTATGAACTCCCTTGATAAGGCCCTCCTTCCATTGCATCTCCTTTGTAGGCGACACTATATCGCAGTACTACCGGCCCGTCATCATTCATGCAGGTGACCGCGAGATTGAGATGCGCGCTAAATACCTGCATAACTGTAGCTGGCAATACCTCAGCGCCGTTCTTTGCGCAATGCGTATCTGCACCGTTCGGGAAGTAGTGAACCTGTCGGCCCACTGTAGGTAATTTTATTCCTTCCATGTATTTATATTTTATCGTTCTTAACTCGCTTGGGCTAATTGTTGTTGCTGCTGCGGCTGTTCTTCTTGTCCCTGCTGGGACGTGTGCTGCATGGCCATATCATTCATCTGCTGTTCTTCTTCTCCCTGCTCAGCTTTTGTGTCATAAAAACCAGTTACAATGTCCTGCAGATCTGGCGGTAATGGCTTGCCGGATATAAAGGATTCTAACTGTAACTGCTGAACAAACTTTTGCATCTCAAGCTCAGACTGTGACTTAGCCTGCATCTGCGCTATAGCCCCTTTGCCCTGATAATCCAACTGCAATTCCTGTTGTTTCCCTTGAGTAGTAGCCTGGGCGGATGCTATCTGCGCATCTGAAGTAGCTTTAATGTTTGCCTGGTTTTCCTGTATCCTCATTTGCTGGATACGCTTCTGCGCCCTGGACAGATATAGTTCTTTTAGCTTGACATTCTTTATATTGCTAATCTTAAAAGCATCCTGGAATTCAATGATGCCAGCAGAAAGCGCAGTTTCTATTTTTGAATCAAGCTTGGCGCGTTCCGTTTGATCTGGCAGCATCTCAATGTTGACATCAAAATACATTTCATCCAGTGCGTCCTGGCCAATAAATTCCCGGTACTCATTGCCACCAAAAATTATATTATCCCAAAGAAGCATAGCAACTTTTCGGCAGGTATTTTGCATCAGGGAAAGGTATCCCTCATATATAAACTCAGTGGCCCGGTTAGAAGCGGCCATTTGATTCTGCATTACACCCAGGCCCAGCTTAGGATTAACAGAGTGCCCCTCCACATATTCATTTGTGCCTAAGTCCTGGCGTAATCTCTCCAGGTAGAAATTATATACTGTTATTTGTGCTTGTATCTGAGGCACAGACCCGGCATTGGGTAGCTCTTGAATGGGGGCCAATTGCCGCGTATCTCCATCATCTTTCATGCTCTTGTAAAAGATATTACCCGTTTGGTCATATATCTTCTGCATTTCAAGCGGGGTAATCGTATGACCCAGCCCTAAATCCACATTCAATAGCCCATCAATATCGATCATCACGCCTGCAGGCCGCATTTTGGCGATAAGGAGCTGTATCTTCAGGTGCGCCAGTGTCATTTGGTTGATTGCTGACTGCATCCTTTGCGGCAGCGTAACATTGGTCATGTTACGATTCTTGGGCATGTAGAAGCTATAGCTAAAATACACATCACTCAAATTGCTTTGCGGGCGTATCATGTTTTTAGCAAGCTGCCACTCAAACAGTTTATCCAACCGGCGTACGTAGTAACCACGGTATATATTATATACCTGCTTTACCACTACCTCTTTATTTTCCCCCAGGTTTTGCGGCATCTTATCTCTCCTGTCTACCGCTATCAGGTTGCCATATCTATTGGTTTTGGTAGTGTAGATGTCATTATCCACCGTTTTGAATTCAAAATCCATCACCTCTACTTCCCAGTCATCGTAAGGCCGGTAATAAGCATATGCCCACTCATATTGCCATGTAAGAGAGGTGTAATCAGGCACCCTGCTGGAGGCCTTCACTACATCTTCAAAAAGCATTTGCTCCGCCAGATCCTGTCCATATTGCTTAATGTAGTCATTGGCAAAGCGGGCACGATACTCTGTCACCTTCATTTTATACAATTCCCCGCACCATGCGATATCCCTGAGATCGGGAAACTTTGACCAGGAGTAAAAAGTATTCTCCGGCTCACATACCCTGATTTTGATGCGGCCATTGACATCCACGTAAGTGCGGGTGGCACCAAGGCCAGCCTCCTCCAAATCTTCCAGCGATTTCCGTTTGCAAACTGTCTCCCAGTCATTATCCACCAACACATAATCTACCGCCTTTTCAAATTTTATTTCTTCGGGCAATTGATATTCATATCCGAAAAAGAAATCAAGATCGTCTTTATCCTCTGGCGTAAACGCATGAGGGTCTTCCACCGGCACGCCAGATTGCTGCTGGATATCACCAATCATATCCTTATTCTCCATCCGGTATTGTGCCTCGTTTTTAGCACGTTTCTCCCGTTTCTTTGACTGTGGATCAATAGCAGAGACCTTCACGTCTTCACTACGTTCCATAAAGTGCTGGGTGATGATATCCATGAATTTGGGAGCGATACAGGGAGGGGTTAAGTCCAGGTTGGCAAAGGAGTTTTTGCCATCAATACTCATTAAGTCCAGGAATTGGCTCATATTCTGCTCACCAGCAGCGATATCCCGGCTAACTTTTATTCTGCTGTTACGGCGGGTGAAATACCCATTATACCCCCTATCTACAGTGGAGCTAATTGACCGGGCAACTTCGATGCCAAAAGCCGGATCAGCCTTTTGCCTATTAGTCCCCTTATGAAAATCAAGTAGCTTGCTGTCAATCATACTTGTAACAACATTTGTTGTAACAAATATAAATGTTTTGTGCAAAGAGTATTATTTTTATTTTACATTTTGGGTTCCAGATTGTTCTTTTTGAACAGATTATAAGTACTTATCATTGGTTTTTCACGCTTATCATTGCTTTGTGGCAATGCCCTTGTATCCCCCATCATATCAACCAGCATAATAAGGAAAGATACCACTATGTCATAAATACGCCGCTCATCGTGTTCGTAGACCAATAGCTGCTTTAAAAGCTCCAGGAAGTGTATTTTATGGCAGTGATGCTCAATGAAGGCTATTCCCAGCTCTAATTGCTTAGAAAGGGCATAGGGATCTTTAGAAGATGTCCCAGGCATCCGTTTACCCGGCTTAAGAGGATCAACTGCGCAGGTCGGAGTCCATCGGATATAACTTACATACCCTTTACTTTTAATGTAAGTATAGTAGTCATCCCCCGCATCTGTTTCAAAATGGACTCTGGTTCCAAAAAATATACAGGCAAAGAGCATCTGATCATACATCTGCTCCTTCAGCGGTGGCCGATCCAGGTACCACGCCACGGGGAGGCCAGTTTCATCTGGACTGTTTGGATCAAAGCGCTCTCCTATCCAGGCGCTGGTTTTTGAAAGCTCTTTATTGGTCTTCGTAAAGTTATGCCGGTGTGGATCGATACCGTTACAGTATTTGGCCGTATTAGCCGGTGCCCATCCTCTGTCGGTCATGGTACGGCGGTTGCGCTCCTCCATATCCGGGAATTTGTCCACATGCCAGGGGCCGTCTTCCATATCAATAAAATCAACCGTGCCATCTTCCTTTTGGTAAAACTTACCACGGCGCAGGTACTTAGGGTGCGCAATCATCCTTTCAATCTGATCCGTTATTTTCCTAACAGAAAAATGGCACTTTGCCTGACTTATCATAAATGCCTCTCTTTCATCAAAAGGCATCATGCGTATTTCTTCCGCCAGAGCTACCGGGTCATTCTTTTTAGCCCGTTCTTTTAACAAGTGATCTTTAGCACCATCGCTTTCTTCCCCATCCCGTTCCAGGAATATATTACGCATTTCTACAGAAGCATTCTCCACAATAGAAAAACCATATTCATCAATAAATCCGGCCAATCCTTCATAAGCAGGCATGAAATAACGATACAATCCAGAGCCGGTAATTTTCTTTTCAAAATGATTAGATTCATCCCATATCTCTTTATATGCAGCGCCGCCGGATTCCGCTTCGTTCACCGTACTGACAAGCAATGCAAACCCAACCCTATTTGCGCCTTGCACCAGGGTTTTCTTCACGATAGGCCAGTACTGGTTTATTGGCACCTCAACACTCCATTTACCAGCTTCATCACATAGCAGGGCAGTAACACGACCAGAGTCATAGCTATTAAGCGCTGTAGCCCTGTAATCTATTTTGGATAG